TGGTGTAACTGGTGTAACTGAGTTTGGTGTATAATTTTGATTTAACCTAAACCTTTGCATAGGCATATAGTGATCACCGCCTTCATATATCTCTTCATCAATTCCTTCGTAAAAAGCCATTACCTTCTTCCTCCTGGATGTATATCTAATCTAAATGTTCCGAGCTTCCAGTTTTCATTGCTAGTTGTATTTGCTACTTTTATAGCAATAGATCTGGCTCTTAGTCTTGTGTCTTTTTTAGTGGTACTACTATCAACACTATAATTAGTAGTAGTGCCGGAACTATTTGGATAGTTTTTAGTAACAAAACTAACTTGAGTATTACCTGTTTGTGAAATAAAATCTGGTATAAATCTGCTTATTCTCATTATAAATTCTCCATCTCCTCTAAGGTCGGGCATTCCTACACTACTTCCTGTGGTACTTTTTTTCTGAGTAATATCAAAATCACCAGATGTAATATTTCCAAGTACAGCGGTCACATTTCCCTCTCCATCAATTTGATCGGTCCCTGTTTCCTGCTCATAGTATATAGTAGTTCCGTCAGTATTTCCAGTTACATCATAAGATGAGTCTACACTTGCACTATAGTGAGTAGCGTGTGGTTTAGAAAATACAGAAGAGTCTGCCCAGGAGGCACGAGCTAATGACCCGGTGGTCCAAATAGGTCTTTTAATTGTTGAATCTAAATAGTTATAAGTCACCACTCTATCCACTACATCTGACCCGGATTGACAATAAAACCAGCTAATTTCACCAAACAAATTATTTAATCCACAATTTACTAAGTCTCTAGATGTAGTATTTATACCAGGCCCAGTATCCGTAGAATAAACATAATCTTCTACCAAACATGGTAATGATGATAATTGACCATCGTATGCAAAGAAACCATTTTCAGACATCCAGTAAGCTGTACCATCAACCTCTATACATGCATTCTTTCCTAATAACCCACAGTTAGTCCCCACTTGTTCAAATGAGAAGGTAAAGGGTTGACCTACGAACTTCATTAGAAATAAAGCAGTATCGGTCCATACATAGATTGCATCTCTACCTCTAACAGCTCCTACAATTCTAGAACCATCAGCAAGTCTTTGAGTACCTGCGGTGTTGTTTGCTCTTACAGTGTAAGCGTTTGTTCCATCAATATTTTCTTGGTCAGAGAATCTAATATACATATCATCTTGTTTAGTTGGATCTCCAATTGTTGTTTCGGTTCCAAAGAAAACTAAGTGACGATCGGGTGTAGAAACTAATACATGACGTGATGCAGTAGGTGCATTTGGCAACACAGTTGCCCTGATACTTGTTGCATTTGAAGGACCCGAATCCCATTCAAAACATTTACCATTATAAATAAGTGCAATTAATTTTGTTCCGTAGTTATCTAATATCCATAGTCCTGGGTCAATTGTAAAGTCAGCAGAAGATGCTTCGCCCCAGGCAACATAATCAGAGATATTGGTTACAGTTACTCCACCACTATGGGCTGCTTTAGTTGTACCATTAACTTCTCTAGCTCCCCCACTTAAGATATTAGTTGTCGTATCATTAGCTGTAAAACTTATATCTTCTGATCCAATTCTTATTTCTCCTGACGAAGGAAAAGCAGCTGAACTAGTTAAAGGAATGTCGGTTACAGCATCATTAATAGTAGAAGCTAGTGTTGTAGTTGCTGGTCCTAAAGCTGTACCACCCCACAATGCTGTACCAAAACCATAACCACCTAATTGTTGAGAAGGTCCTACAGTATAATAACATAATACTGAAGTACTGTTACCATCACTTGTAGTTAAAGGTGTCCCTGTTTCCTGAGTCGCCATCGTAATTTTAAATGTAGTTGTCGAAGGAATAGAAGTGACCATAAACTTCTCATCTTCAAAAGTAGCATTACTATAAGTTGATCCAGCCGGTACCCCACTAACAGAATCAAACATTACAATGTCATCTTCTGTTAAATTATGTACTCCAGTACATGTTACTGTAACACTTGTTGATGAAGAGGTACTTGAAAACTTAGCGCCTGTTAAAGTTGTTCTAATGGGGTGAATGTCATAATATGCTCCCCCAGAATAAACATATAAAATTCTATTAGTGCCTATTGCAGCGTATTTAATACCTGCGTTATTGTCCCAATGATGAAGTGCACGTCCGGCTCCCGTTAATTTATTATTACCAAGTTGCTGCCAGCCACCTATTTTTTCGGGAGTACCATACCTAAATCTTACATAATCCCCGTCAAACCATTGCCCTTCGGCTCCAGTTTCAGTGACTTGTTTGTTGAATCCGGGTAAAAATCCTAATTTTTGTAGCATAATATACCTTTATATAATAGAAATATTAAAAATACACCCTTTTTTACTTCCAGTTTATATTGATATTAAACCTAGCTTGTTGATCTGTGCAGTTAGTACTTGAATGAAGGACGGAAGGATCAAATAATAAAATACGATTTTCCACTGATTTTATAAACTTTTTACCTATGTAAGTTCCTCCATTACAAGTGTTCAAAGAAAGTATTGCTCCTTTATGGGATAAAGCTGGAGGCAAATCTCGATGTGCTTTATGTTTTATTAGCTTTTCAGTTTTAGTATAGCAATTTACTTTTACCCTTCTTAAAAACATAGTATTTAATTTGGTTAATAAAGGATCTACCTTTTTAAAAAAATCACTATTAACTACGTTCTTATCATAAAGAGTATGGGTAAAATAAAAGTCTTTATCATACTCATCTGCAACACTGTTATTAAAGTAATAAGGAAAATTTGCTGACATAAAAAGTTCTTGAATTTTTTTAAATTCATCTTTAGGGAGAAAATTATCTATTACTTGCATGTTCTTTTAGTATTTTTAAAAAGTTATCCTCTACATAATCTGCATTAAAGTTAAACGAAATAATTGTTTTTCTTTTTTTAGTTTTAGAAGGTGGGGCTCTGTGTATAAACATACTGGGAAATATAATTACATCTCCTTGCTTAACATCTATATCTAAAACTTTTAAAGATAGGGGTTCTACTATTTGAGTTTTAGGAGAATTTTTTCCAAACTCTAAATAATACACGCCTGTAAAATTATGTCCGTGAACGTGCCAGCCATGTGTATCTCCTTTATGATATTGTTGAAACCATAAATCATGTAGTTGTATCTTTGATAAACCTATTTTTTTTACTTCTTCTTTAAAATGATCTATTAAAAGAGGACCAACTAGTTTAGTCCATTCTCTTTCGTTATCTCCTCTTCTATCCCAATCTACTCTTGAAATATTATCAGTAAAATAATTATCATTTTGTTTTAAAGAATTTGATTCTTGTTTATTTATTAACTCAAGTACTTTTTTTCTTACTTTAGAATTTTCTTTAAATTTATTTTTTAATATAGGAAAATTAAATGGTATCATTTTTTAGGTCTAAACCAGTTTGGTAATCCTAAATGTGGTCGTGTGTCAAACATGTTATTTTTAGCATTGGGTGTCTCACTATTATTGTAATGTAAAAAAACTTGTACACATTCTTTACCTTTAAATTTTTCTCTCCAATGTTCTAGCTCGCAACCGCTATAGACTAACATATCTCCTGGCTTTAAATCTACTTTGACACCTTTCATACCCTCTTTACCAGATGGTTCTAGATATATTGGCCAATCATCACCACCTAAATTCATGGTAGTAGATATCTCACAAGAGAACCTGTCTGTGTGTCTTTTAAGTTCATCACCTTTTTTATACGCTCTTGCATATGAGTATGCAGGATATAACTTAAGTCCTGTTGCTTTTTCCATTGCTGGTTGGCATTTAAGTAATAAAGTTTCCATGGCTATATCAGAGTATGCGCAATATGTATTTTCTACTTGATCTTCTTTAGTTTCATAAAAACCAAACATATTCTCATACGGTGAAATATATCTATGTTTAAGACAAGTATCGTAAACTTGTTTTTTAATTAAAAAATAATTTGCAACAAAAGCTGCTAAGTCTTTTGTTATTGCACTGCGAATAATTGTGTATTTGTTTTTTTTAAAACTCATATAAGTCTAAACCATCCTGTAGCTATTATTTTTTTATCATCACTTATTTGTCCTTTATGTGTGTGCGTCCAATCTGGTGGCCAAATTATAGTCAAACCTTTTATTGCAGGTGTAGTTATGTCTTGATATTTAAAATGAGTTCCCCCATCTTTTACATTATTTAAGTAAGTCATAAAAACTAAAACTCTATTCATATTTATTTTTGCTCCTCTTTCGTAGTGCCATGTCTTAAAGCCACCTTTGCTAGGGTACCATTGAATATTAACATCTTCAACATTAAATCTTTCAAGACGATTTATTTCAGGGTATTCTTTTACATACAAATCTAAAATTTCTTGTAAATGAAATCGGTATTCAAAAACCCCTTTTTCAAAATTATTATTTCCTAAACTAAGATCCAAAGAATTTTTAATTGTTTTATCTACGCTTATGCCTCCTTGATAAAGACTGGTTCCAGGCTCGGCTCTGTACCTATTTTTATCAAAGTATTTTACTAATCCATCACAAGTTGTTTCAGGAATATACCATCCTTGTATAAAACTATTTTTTGGCAGATCGTATTTTTTATATTTATGGGTAGACTTCATTTTTGTTCCTTATAAAATTAAAATTTATTACATGTCTTTTCCAAACATCTGTGTGGTACAGAACTTTGTGTTCTATCTTACTATCAAATAATAATAATCTATTCTCTACACTATCTATAGACACTTCTTTATTTTTAATTTTTAAAACAGTCTTTGCATTACATGTTGTTAAAAATAAAATACCTGTAGTAGAATACAAACAATTATTGTCAGTGTGGTATGGCGTCTCTATTGTATCAACGTCTCTTAAAACTAGATTTGCTCTTACCAATATAAGAGCATCAACGTCTAAACTTTCTGTTATAGGTCTTATGTGTTCATCAAACTTATCGGACAAAGGTTTATGATTACCATAATAAGAATAAGTAAAAAGACCGTTGTTCATACTCTTTTTTAAATCTACATCTATCTTAGTGTAATACCAAGGCATAGTTTCACCTTTTATGTGATACGAAAGTTTTTCGTAAAATTGATTATTTAAAAAATTGTCTATAACCTTATAGCTCATCTAGATTTCCACTTACTATTAATCTGTTATTATTTTTATTAGGTCTTACTTCATGAGGCATATACCCAGGAAATAATAATAATGTTCCAGGTATAAATTTAAAATCTTTAGGGGTATTAATGTCTACGTATGGATAACCCACATCGTAAAAAGATATAGGAGAAGAATTTTTATCTCCTTCAATGAACCAAACAAATGATTTTTGTTTAGGATGATGAGTGTGAATTGAATGATGACCATACTTTAAATATTGTTGCACCCAACAATGATTTAATTTTAAATTAAAAGCTTTTAAAATATGACCTAATTTTTCAATTACTAACCCATCTAAATTTTTATGTATA